AAAAAATAAAAAAAGAATATTATGATTTCATACGTTCCTTTAAGGAGCGTGTGATAAAGCAGGTGAGTGGAAGATAGCATCAAACCTCACAAAACACACAAACACACAAAACACACAAAACAAAAAAAGGCAAAAAAAACAAAATGGCAATCGATCTTAATGCAATTCGTAGAAAACTTGGGGAACTTTCTGGTAAAAACAACAAGCGCGACCAGCAGTGGAAGCCAGAAGAGGGCAAGGAATATACTGTCCGTTTGATTTCATTCCCAAATAACGATGGTCTTCCTTTCAAGGATCGCTATTACTACTGGCTCGGTAAGAATGGTATTCTTACTCCTCACCAGTTTGGAAAGCCTGATCCTATTCGCGAGCTTCGAAACAAGCTTTATGATGAAGGTACTGATTCCAGCAAGGAACTGGCTAAGAAATTTGCTCCCAAGCTTCGAACCTTTGCTCCTGTAATTGTTCGTGGTGAAGAGGACAAGGGTGTTCGTATCTGGTCTTTTGGTAAGATGGTTTACCAGTCACTTTTGGAGTTCATCACCAATGAAGATTATGGTGACGTTACCGATCCTATCGAGGGTCGTGACATCAAGGTTCAAATGGTGAAGATGCCTGGTAAGCAGTATGCTGATACAAAGGTCACTCCTCGTGTGAAGACTGAACCCCTCAGCCGTGACCCTTCTCTTGTAAAGAAGTGGATGGAGTCGATTCCAGTGGTTGATGAGGTTACTGATCTAAAGTCTTATGAAGATATTGAAAAGATGGTGAACGACTGGATTAATGGCGGAATGGGCGATAATTCCGAAGGAACCCAGCGCGGTGGTTCAACAACCTCTAACAAAACTGATGAAGCTCCTGCAAAGTCGAACGCAGGCAAGGATAAGTTTGCTGCATTTTCTGATGATGAAGATGACAGTTTCACTTCTGCTGCTCCGGCTAAGCCAGCAACTTCGGCTAAAAAGCCTAGCCGAAAGACAGCTGAGCAGGATTTGAATGACGCTTTTGCTGAGCTTGAAAACGGCTAAACAAATTAGAGTCTAAAAAAGGCAGAGAGTTAATTCTCTGCCTTTTCTGTAATTTGTCTCATCATAACCTAAAATATAAACAGGAGCAAAAATGGCCAAAAAAGAAAAAGACGCCACACAGAAGTCTATTGTTGATGACTTCACAAATGACCTTATAGCATCTTTAAACAAAGATCACGGTTCACGAATTGCATATAATTTGGCAGTGGACCAGTCACCAACACACGTAAAGCGCTGGATTTCGACAGGCTGCCGCCAGCTCGATCTCATTATTTCAAATCGTTCAAAAGGCGGCTTGCCTGAAGGACGCATTGTTGAAATTTTTGGACCTCCATCTATTGGAAAGTCGCATATTGCAACACAGATTGCAAAAAGCACACAGATAATGGGCGGTATTGTTGTGTACATCGACACAGAAAACGGAACATCAGTTGAAAACTTGGCAGCCCTTGGAGTCGATGTTTCAAAAAGATTTGTGTACGTCGATACACATTGTACAGAAGAGGTTCTTGAGACTGCTGAAAAGACGATCCTAAAGGCAAAAGCGATGGCAAAAGACATTCCAGTCACCATCATTTGGGACTCTGTTGCTGCAAGTTCGCCTAAGGCTGAGCTTGAAGGTGCCTACGACAAGGACACAATTGGTCTCCAGGCACGTTCAATTTCTAAAGGAATGCGTAAGATCACAGGCGTTATTGGTGACCAAAACGTTCTCTTTGTCATTCTAAATCAGATTCGTACAAAGATTGGCGTGATGCACGGAGATCCTACAACAACACCAGGAGGTATGGCAATTCCATTCCATGCTTCAGTTCGAATCAAGCTTGGCGCAGGCCAGCAGATTGAAAACAAACAAGGTGAAGTGATTGGCATCAATGTTTGGGCAAAAACCATTAAAAACAAGGTTGCACCTCCTTTTAGAAAAGTTGCCTTTAGAATTATCTTTGGAAAGGGTATTGAAGAGTACGAAGAAACATTTGACGTTTTGCGTGAGTATGGTTCTGACACGGTAAATGAGCATACTGTATCTGTTGAAGGCACAAGTGCATGGAAAACAATCAAGGTCACGTCTAAAACAGGTGAGGTTATTCTTGAAAAGAAATTCTATAAGTCTGAATTTGGAGAAATTTGGGCAAATCCTCAATACAAACCATGGATTGATGGATTGCTTGATGCTGCTCTTATACGTAACAACATAAAGCTTGATGACATTGACATTGACCATGAGTCATATGCAGAAATGCAAGCACTTTCTTATGAAATAACCGATGTAGATGAATCATTAAGCGTTTAATTAAAAAAAATCTCTTTTCTT